TACTTGCAATGGATTATAATATATGCCATGAAATATATCGTAGTGGTTATGCTTTTGACAATATTACATATCTAAGACAATGGACTAAAAACCCAGCGTCTATGTATGAAAAGTTATTTGAGAAAGAAACAGTTGATAAGTTTATAGGTAAAGATATTGTAAACCCAAAGATGACACATTTAGATGAACATGAATGGGAAGGTGAAAAGAAAAAGTTTTTTGTTTGTTGGGCAAACAATAGAGACTTAATGAAGAAGTTAAGAGAAGATAGAATAAAAAACGGTTGGAATGAAGATGATTTAAAACTATATCTATCTAAAGACCAAGAGGGTTATCTCATAACATGGTGTAAAAGAAAAGATAAAGTACAAGGTTTTGGTAAACTATTCTATGAAAAAACAAATGCAGGTATATTGATTGCCATGATGGCAGCAGACGTAGAGAAAAAAATATATCTGATAGGTTATGATTATTATTCAAAGTTATCAACTGTTAATAATGTGTATAAAGGTACAAAGGGGTATGTTGGAGAAAAGGCAGCAGCAGTTGACCCACAAAACTGGATATTCCACACAAAGAAATTATTGAACAGGTACGAAGACCACGAGTTCATACACGTTGGGCAACCCATAGATGATTTAGATGAGAGAGATAACTGGACCAATATATCTTATGATGAATTAAATGAGCGAATTAACAATAGAAATCTTTAATCAAGCATACGTCAAATGTAAGTCAGAGGATCTTGGACTACTCCAAGACCTTTCTGATTTTTTTACGTTTCAGGTACCCGGTGCAAGTTTCATGCCATCAGTACGTGCCAAAAGATGGGATGGTAAGATACGGTTATATAGTAAAGCGACTGGAAAACTGTATAGAGGGTTAGTGCCGTATGTACAGCATTTTTGCGAAAAAAACAGACATACAATCATACTACCCGATGGCTTAAACAGGACTGGTAGCGTTCCTAGAGACGATTTTTCCAAGTTTGTTGACAAAATTTTAACGAAATCCCTAAAAATAAGAGATTACCAACTTGACGCTTTCGCACATGCAATCAACCATAGACGTTGTATTTTATTGAGTCCAACCGCTTCTGGTAAGTCTCTAATCATCTATTGTATTATAAGAATGATGACAACCCTTGGTAAGAGAAGTTTATTGGTAGTGCCAACCACATCACTGGTAGAACAAATGTATAAAGACTTCGAAGACTACAGTTGGAAGGCAGAGGATTATGTACAAAGAAAATATTATGGGTACGAGATTGATGATAAGAAACCTGTTGTGGTGTCAACATGGCAATCACTGGCGACCTTTGAGAAGAAATGGTTTGAACAGTTTGATTGTGTTATAGGTGATGAGGCACATTTATATAAATCAAAAGAGTTACAAAAGATTATGGGTAACCTTGTCAACGCAAACTTTCGTATAGGCACAACCGGAACGTTAGATGACAGTAAGGTACACAAATTGGTACTAGAAGGTTTATTTGGACCAGTCACCCATGTTACAACGACTAGAGAGTTGATTGATAAAAAACAACTAGCAGATTTAAAGATACAATGTGTGGTGTTAAAATACCCTAAAGAGGATTGTATTCAAGTTAAAAATTTAAAGTATCAGGAAGAGATGGACTTTATCGTTTCACATGAAAGAAGAAACAACTTTATAAAAAACTTAACCAGAGATCAAACAGGGAATACATTAGTTTTATTTCAATATGTTGACAAACATGGTAAAATACTGTATGATATGATTGGTGATACTTTAGACCCTCAAACAAGAAAATTATTTTTTGTATTTGGTGGCACAGAAACAAAAGATAGAGAAACTATAAGGAGCATTACAGAAAATGAAAACAACGCAATTATTGTGGCGAGTTACGGAACTTTTAGCACTGGGATCAATATTAGGAATCTTCACAATGTTATATTCGCCAGTCCTACCAAATCTAAAATTAGAGTTCTACAGTCTTTGGGTCGTGGGCTCCGTCTTGGTGATAGTAAGAGCAAAGCAACTCTTTATGATATTGCTGATGACTTCTCTTACAAAGAAAGAAAAAATTTTACCCTTAACCATTTTATGGAAAGAGTAGGGTTCTATACTGAACAAGAGTTCGACTACGAACTCCATAATGTGGATATATAAATAATAATATGGAAGATAAAAAACCAACGACAAGAACAGTTAAGATACCTGTGGCAAGATTATTAAAATTAGCCTCTGGCGAACAAGTTATCGCAGGTATTTATGTACAAGAGGGATCTGATTTTTTGAGATTACACGAACCATACAAAATTGATTTATACAATAATGAGATAGAAGAAGAGGCTTATTATGTAGAAGAACGTATGGCGTTAAGACCTTGGGTTTTCCAATCAACTGATAAAATTTATTCTATCCATAAAAATCATGTTTTGACACTTGCCGTGCCTAACGATAGTTTAAAAGATTACTATAATAATGTGAGATTAAATTATACGAAAACGTTGGAACCTATCCTTGAAAAGAAACAAAGAGAGACCAACATGCAAAAAGCATTAGACAGAATGAATGATGATGATTATTTTGAGACTATGGAATATCTTAAAGGTAATCGTAAGAAGCATTAAGCATATTACTCTGACAACCGGGGCATGGCCCATTATACATGGAAATGCCAATATTGTCAAGCATAAAATGTAAAAATAATAAAAAAAAATTAAATGAGATATATCTAGTATAAGAGGTTGACTTTTATACTATATTATGATATAATATAAACTATGAATGTACCAATAACGAAAAAGAAAAAGGAACATTATGTTGATAACAAATTATTCCTTGAAGAAATGAAAAAATACCATAAGAAGGTAGTGAGTGCAAGAAAAAGAGGCCACAGAGATCCAAAAATATCTGATTATATTGGTGAATGTTTTTTGAAGATTGCTAACCACTTATCGTATAGACCAAACTTTATCAATTACACATATAAAGAGGATATGATATCTGACGGTATAGAAAACTGTTTGCAATACGTTGCTAACTTTGACCCAGAGAAATCAAACAATCCCTTTGCCTACTTCACCCAAATAATCTATTATGCTTTTATTCGTAGAATACAGAAAGAGAAGAAACAGACTACGATAAAACAGAAACTAATAATGAAGGGTGGACTAGATGAGATAGTGAGACAAGAAGGCGATAACACAGAATATCAAAATGCCTACGCTGACTTTCTAAAGAAGAACATGATATACGAGGAAGAACCAAAAAAAGATGACAAAGATAAACCAGTCAAACGAAAAAAGAAAGAACCTCGTAAGTTAGAATTTTTTATGGCATGACAGAAATAGCATTACTAGCAGATACCCACTTTGGTGCAAGAAACGATAACCCTCATTACAACAAATACTTTTATAAGTTTTATGATGAGATATTCTTTCCGTATATCGAAGCAAATCATATACAAGACGTTATACACCTTGGTGATGTATTAGACAGACGTAAGTTTGTTAACTTTAAAACATTATCAGACTTTAACAATAACTTTGTAAAA